CGGAGCCGGTGCCCGAATCGCTCACGACCACGTAATAATTTAAATTTCCCGTGGCGGGAGTCGGCAGAGCCCCTCCTGCAGTAAAGCCAGCAGCAGAGCCAGCAGTTGTGACTGTGCCTACAAGGTTAGTGTTGGCGTTATACGTTCCAGCGTTAACAAGGTTGCCGCTAATAACCGTGATTGGTAGGAATGATTCCCCTGTAAAGACGTAAAGATCTTCGTTCTTCTCGTCGAAAAAGAACTGACCTTTATAATCGCCAGCCGGGAATGTAACGACGTTATCTGTTGCTCCAGCACCACCGAACTTAGTAACAGATTGATCTGCTAATTTTTCTGCGGTAACAGCGTCCGTTGCAAGGATTGTACTTCCAATTGTTCCGCTAGTTATCTTTGCCGCAGATATGTCTGGGATGTCTGTTGCCGCCAAAGTAGCGCCAGCACTGATGTGCCCTTGACCATCAACAGTGACTTTCGTATAAGTTCCAGCTGCGACACTATTGCTGTGATTGATGTTGCCGCTGCCATCAACAGCAAGCCCTGATCCAGGGATAACGGCACCTCTTGCGCTACCTGTCGCAACCGGTAGATCTGCTGATGTAAGGACGCGACCGCCAGTAATTAAACCTTTGGCGCTATACGTCACTACATGGTGCGTAGTACTAAGCGTTACGTCGTTATCAACTTCAATGGTGTTGGAGTCCATGCGGAGTCCTTCACCGTTAACAACAACAGCGCCTTTTGCACTTGTTGTTGCAGCAGGCAGGTCACTGCCATCAATAATCCTGTACGCAACCGCACCAGCACCACTGGTTGGACCTGCTAAAAACTTGTTTGCTGCATCAGTGTCGTTTTGAGTTGCAGCAATTGAAACGCTTGAGCCGGTGGTAGTGGCAACAATGTCAACCAGGCCAACCGTACTGCCAGTGACAGTATTGATTGAACCAGCAGCCTTAAGACTGAGCCATGCTGACCCTGACCATGCGTATAAAAAATTATCGGTAGTGTCTAAGGCAAGTTGGCCCGTAAAAGCTCCAGATGTAGGCAGCGTCGTGACTAGATCAACAGTGGATTCATTAGCAAGCTTGGCGGCTGTAATGCCGTCATCAGCAACCTTGGCTGTAGTTATTGCAGCATCGGCAATGTCTGCTGTAGCAATGCCACCAGCAGCAAACAAGATCTTTGCACCTGGGATTGCGTCATCAGCAATCAAGGTGACACCATTAGCGATCAAATCACCAATTGTCAGCTTCTTTGACGCTGCCGCGCCAGTGTCAACGGCAACTAGCAGGTCGTCTGCCGCTAGATCCGCACCAGCAAGAGCTGGCAACTCAGAAATTTTTAAATTGGCCATAGTGCTCCTGCTTTAAGGAATCAGGTGTCGAAACGGGGGACGCCTGTGTCAAAATCCCCGTTCTCTAGAGGAATCTTACCTCCATCCTCTTGGACAATTGCGTCGTCTTCCGAGAGGTGCATCTTTAAATCAACCTTCCCGGTTGTAATAAAATCTGCTGTAATTTGCACAACATTGTCGGTAGCGAACTGAACGGCGCAGGCTGTGATGACTGCATCAAAATCATAAAAAACTTCGTCATCTTCTCTGTTCGCTACTCCTCCAGGATTGTAACCAGGGGCTTTCAAGTAAAACCGTGCGTGAAAATTTGAGCCAAGCTTGGTGCGTAAAACAAGCTCAACCAAATAGTTAGGAAGTTCTTTGGTTGTATCGCCTGTGTATTCCCAAAAACATGTCATCCGGCCAGAGCCAGACATTAAAGTGCTTATCCGACTGCGAAATTCATCAGAAAGTGATGTTGTGTCTACAGTCTCGCGTTCCGTATTTAATTCATAATTAGTGACTTGTGCGAGCACTGTTCTATCATCGTTTTTTATGGTAAGTCGAACAGGAATGTCAGCACTAGGAAGAGCAAGCGCGACCGCGTTAGCCTTTAATCCAGTAACAGCATCAGCAAAGTTAGTGTATAGCCTTATTCCTCCTACTTCGTCAACGTAAACGTAACGCTCTATATCTGAAGAAGACCAACTATCGATAAAGCTAAGCGCTTGGGGAGATGAGGCGGCGCTTTTAAAACGTACATGATCGCCGGTTATTAACTCACCCAATGTGTAATTTTGTTCGGGATCAACTTCAATTTCATTCGTGACTGAAAGGCCAAACCGTTTGGCGCTGACATCTACATCAGCCGGTTGTATAGTCGCAAAAAAATCTCTTCTGTCAGCTTTTCGCCGCAGCTCGACTTTGCCAAACGTGCCAAGGTAAACGCTCATTACAACTCCAATCCTTCAATCGCTCCACTGCTTTGGAATTGAATATCAGCAGCACAAATTTCACCAACGCTCATTGTGAGCGTCATGCTTGTAATTAAAATTCTCATTTTAACAAACAAGCCGTCATTAGTGCCATCGTTTATTTTTAGTGTTAAATCCGAAAAAAGTTCGTTAGAGATTTCCTGATCCCCTTGGCCAAGCGGCGCTTCTGTCCCTGCACCACCGGTTGCTGTTTTAGAAATTTTTCTAATAAACATAGAAGCTGCTGAATCACTTAAATCGCCGCTTTTTTCTTGGTAATACAAAATTCGACAACTGCCTGTTGTCGTTCTTTTGCATGGGATGATTGTGGTGTCTGTCGATCCCAACGCTGAAGTATCTACTGCTTGAACGCTGACCGTAAAGCTCCAGTTTTGGACAGAAGCAATTTTGCTGCCTTCAAGCGCTAACGACCCGTGCTCCCCAGTAAAAAACGCCATTAGACAACGCCTATCAGAGCCACTGTAACAGTGCTAACTCCTGCGCACACCTGCGTGATAACAGGGGCGCTTTCGTATCGATATTTGGCTGTGTTGTCTGGGTTCTTTTTGATGGTTGAGTTTGCTGTTCCCTCCCAACCGTCAACTATGTCTTCCCCTGCGCTGCTAGCACTAAAAGTCTTGAAACTGCCTTGCCTGTCGTCATAATGCTTTACAAACTCCTCTGCACTAACATCTGAGATGTTGGCGTAAGTCAGCGACAGCTTCATGTTTGTACGGCTTGATCCGTACAGAATCCGGGTTTCGCTTCCGTTTTGGGCCTTAAACGTCTTGACTGGATACGTTCCGGGGTCAAACGTTCTTCCTGTGGGTTTGAGCGGAGGGAAGTCCATTAATCGTCAGCAGGAACAACGTTGAACTTGCTGCCTTCTATGAGGTGGGCAAGCTTGCTGCTTCCATCATTCTTGCAAGGGTGCTCTGATGCAACGATGTCCACAGTGCCCTCCTCAGAGAACGTCAACTGCTCTACAACATAAACGTTTTCGGAGACGCTGGAATTGACCAAGCTAAAAACAGAATCATGAAATTTTGACTCTGTGACGATTCCATTAGAAACCGTCATCTTGCCGTCTTGAACTTCTTCTGAATCAGTTTTAAAAAATGAAACGTCATAGTCCCCGTCATCTAAGTGGGTGACACTGGTTACTTGGCCATTCGTACTAATGGTCCCATTGTTGGCCGAGCTATAAGGGCTTGACTCTGTAATGACCTTAATAAACGCCCCAGCCTCAAGGTTCAAGCCGTGAACTGTTGTTGAAAAGCTAATCGTATGCGTCACAAGTTCGCGCAAACTAAGAAAATATTTAGCAACTTTTACGGCGTGCTCTTTTGAAGTGCAGAACTGAGTAAGGTCAAATTGTTCGTGCGGCAAGCTTTCAATGTTTAAATCAATTAATTTGTTAACAAATGCGTTATTTTTCATCTTAACTTCAACATTTTTTTCTTCTGGAAACTTGTTCTTAGACTCTTGCCTATATCGGACAATAGCCTTAAAAGGTCTGCGCTCTTCTGACCTTAAATACTCAAGCTTAAAAGAGTCTTCTAGTATATTTCCAGACGTAAACAGCTGTTTAATCTCAACGGCCCCTAAGTCAATATTGCCGCTAGGCTTGCTTGGCACGGCAGGCACTAAGGCAAACTTGCCATCAGACACAACAAAGTTGCACAAAAAATTTGGAGCCATATCTGTTATAAATTGACGCAAGTTTACGTTTTTGCCAATAACTCCATTAAAGAATAGTTTTTGTTTTTCTAAAAACCGTGAGGTTGCTACGAGCTTCTCTTTGTCTACTAAGTCCGAATGGGCTGCTGTCAGTCCCGTCAAACCGCCAGCCCCTGATACTTGATTGGTAAACAAGTGAAACACAAGATCTGTCAAGAGGTTGCTAGGCCCTTCAGAAGAGGCATTGCCCTCGTCTTCGTAAGTAGATAGATCAGGGTGCAGCCTTTCAACACAAATGCCTTTCCCAACCCAAGTACGTACTTGATCAAGTTGAGTAAAATTACGACTAGCTTTTAATGAAAGCCCGGCCATCGTCAAATCGTTAAAAGCAGGAGCTTGATCGTTAGGCAGGATTTCGTTGACATAGACAATTTCGTGCTCAGGTTCGGTTTCGTTCGATTTTTTGACAAGAGATCTGTAAAAGCTAATGTCGTTAAACTGACTTTGCCCTTCAAAAACAACTTCTGCGTCTACTATATTAGATTCAGCAGTCTCTTTTAGCTGGGTAATTTTAAATATAAAACCAGAGCTGCTGTAAACGGTTTTGAACGGGTTATCATTTGCAATGGCTAATTCTGCGGTAAATTTGTCATTAACGTCCCAGTCTGATGTTGTGCTGTTTCCATGAAGAACCTTAAAGCTCGGTGCAGTCCAATTTTTAGATTCCCCTGACCAGTGGTCAGCAGGTAGTTCTTTGACTTCCGACTTATATTGAAGTCGAATGCTCTTACCGTCGTCATTTGTGTATGTTGCTCCGACTGTCCTAGTCGTTCCAACATTAAGGTCTCTTGCGTAATGACCAGCGCTGCCAAACAACTCGTAAAAGAAGCCAGCAGTTCTTCCGGGTATGGTCGCAAGTGATTCTGTAGAGGTGACTTTATAGACTTGCCCTGAGTAGCGAAGAACTGTAGTCGGGTCCGTCGACTTATTCTTTCTAAAATTATTAGAGCTTGGATAAGGATTTGGATCGCCCCCAGGAACATCCGTTCCACCTTCGCCGCGCCTTATCTCGATAAGCGTACCAACGGTATAGCTTTTTGAGCTAAGCAACACTTCTACTCCTTGAGGCGCCCATACATGCTCTTGGCCATTATGTTTTCTTGCAAAATGTTCGCTCGGTAGTTTTCTTTTTAGTAATGTCCAACGAAGAATCACAAAGTCAGTGCCGTCTGCGTTGTTAAAAAATTCTTTGGTAATAATAGTAGTTGTTTGATTGCTGCCAACATTGCTGTCATCAGGGTTGCCAGCCATCTCAAATGTCATCGCGCCATTCCTGCCTGCAACTGCGTCGGGCAGGTTAGATACGTTTTCTTTGAGCTCTAGCGAAGCTATTTGATTATCAGGGCCGCCTTCCGCTACGGGAATAACTGCTGTTTTTTCAACTGAAGTTGGCGGGCCAAACGTTGATGGTTGAAACGAAAAGTTTGGCTTCCTCATAAACTCTTTATTGGCTTTTATTGCTGACTTTTGCACTACTGACCCAGCAGCAACAATTTTAAATGTGCCTTGGATATTGCTAACCTTAGCTTCTACTTCTATCAAAGAAGTTTCAGCATTGCTGTCTGGACGTTTTGCTGCAAGCTTTATAAACTCAGCAGTATTTTCAATTGCACGCATCTCTGCGGAAGGCAAAGGCACGAGTTTAAATTCAAGCTCTTGAGGCTTTAAGGCTTGTGGGTTTTTAATTCTAATAAAGTTGTACTGCGAGACAGGTCGCTG